CTATTGTTATAGGGAACTCCAAATTCATATTTTCTTGTTTTAGCAATTGCAAAAAGAGTTGCATATTGGAACATTTGATTTCCAAGTCTACCAAATGTTCCAATTTTATTAAATGTAATCATAGATATTCGGAGTTTTTATCTATTAAAGGCTTATCAGTAAAAAATTGCCACTTGTTGGCAGACTGCCTAGCATCAGCCTGATAAAAATATGGAGTGTTGGGTGTATATACTTTTGTATAAAATTGAACCGAAGCGGCTCCAATATCCCATGGTTGTTGCAAATCAGCGATGCAATGTTGTGCTGCGACTGACATTGTTTCGCGAAATTTTGGAGTTATATACAATATTGCATGTGTGGCCAGAATGCCGCCAATTCTTAAATATTTTTCATTGTATCGTTTGGTTTGGTAGTTGACATTACCACTAGAAACCCCAAGATAAACTCCATCAGTATCATCTGGAAGGTCCATAATGGGATCGAATGCATCTGAAAATTCAGCATCATCCTCTAAAATTAGAAGCGGAGTTTCATAGGACTTGTCATTTAAAATGTCAATATGGGAAGTTGCACAACCAACATAATGTGCGTTGCTTGGAATAGTTCCAGGTGGTGCCGGTATAATCCTGGCTGATTTTCTATGTGTATTCTTGAATCCCCGCTCTTGCAATTTGTTATTCATTGCGTCAGCATTTTGCGTAGCTGAATCCAAGTTTATCCAAACAACCGGTATTTCACGTAGGTCTATAATCATAAAATTTCACTTTCAATATATATTCTTGTTTATCAAAGTCAAATATATTTATTTGACTTTTTTCAAGGTAATCCTACACTATAACCATGAATTTAGAAGAACTCAAAGCAGCCATAAACAAAGATGCCCAGATTGATTCCACCGAATTGGGTGTAGAGGCTCTTAAGATTCCACAACTTCATAGCAAATATCTTTCACTTCTGTCTGACATGAAACTGTTGCTCACCAAACACCAAAATGAATTGGCAGTATGCCGGTTGAGAAAATGGAAAATCTACACCGGAAAAGCCTCGCAGCAAGAATTGGAACAGTGGGGAGAGGAGCCATCAGATCTTACTTTGTTGAAGAGCGATGTGGATCAATTCATTGAAGCTGATCCAAAGGTGATTGAATTGAAATCAAAGTTGGCTGTGACTGAAGTAAAACACAAGATGCTTGAAGAATTTTTAAAGGCATTAAATAATCGCAATTTTGCTATCAAGTCCGCAATAGAGTGGCAGAAAATGATGAATGGCATCGTATAAATATTAAGTGGATATTGAAGTTGAATCTGTAGACGAAGTTCGTTATTACATAAAAACAGACCCTGCTCTTAAAAAAGAACTTCGGGATTATTTTTCATTTATGGTTCCGGGAGCCCAGTATATGCCTATGTTTAAAAGGCGTCTCTGGGATGGTAAAATACGTCTTTATGACATTCTTTCCTCTACCTTGCCTAGGGGATTGAAATCTTATCTTCAAAAATTTTGCGAAGATCGGAAGTATACCCTAAATATAAAGGAGAGTTCCAATCCTTTATGTATAACGAAGGACCAACTTTCGGACTTCTACAAATCCTTGAAAGTTACGGTTCGCAAAAAAGAAGTGCAGATGCACGACCATCAGGCACATGCTATTTTGCATGGATTGAACAATCATCGTTCGGTAATAATTTCTCCTACCGGATCTGGAAAAAGTCTCATTATATACGTATTGGTTCGGTATCTGCAAAAGGTAATTCCTACAGATCGCAAAATTCTTATTCTGGTTCCTACGGTTGGCTTGGTGAATCAGATGGAATCGGATTTTTTTGATTACTCAGGACAAGACAAATCATGGTATTGCAAAAAATACATTCACAAAATATCTGCTGGCCAAGACAAGGATACCAACAAGCAGATAGTAGTATCAACGTGGCAATCTATTTACAAGTTACCAAAGGAATGGTTTTCACAGTTTGATGCAATATTTTTTGATGAATGCCATCAAGCCAAGGCAGAGTCCATAAACTTCATTGGACAAAAGCTTCATAAGGCATGGTTTAGAATTGGTACCACCGGAACTCTACAGCAGACACAGGCACATAGACTGAGCATAGAGGGCATCTTGGGACCAGCGGTGCAATTCATACAGACTAAGAATTTGATGACAAAGGGATTGCTTGCAACCCTTGATATAGATTGCATAATTCTTAAATATAAGGAAGAGGACAAACAACTGCTGAAGAAGCAGAAGTATGCCGATGAGATAAAGTGGATCGTAAGCAATGACGAACGAAACAAATTCATCAAAGACCTCGCATTGCGGACAAAAGGAAACACCCTCATCCTATTCAACTATGTCGAACTGCATGGACGACCCCTCACGTCTCTCATCGAAGCAGAAGCAGATGATCGAAAAGTATATTTCATCTCTGGAAAAACAGAAGCAGATACAAGAGAATACATACGCAAGGTCGTTGACAAAGAAACGAATGCAATACTGGTGGCAAGTTTTGGTACTACCAGTGCTGGCATTAACATTGTCAATCTTGACAATATTATATTTGCGTCACCTACTAAATCCGTGATTCGCCTGTTACAGAGCATTGGTCGTGGATTGCGCGTCTCCTCAAGAAAGAAATCTCTCAAGGTGTTTGATGTGGTAGATGACCTTACCATAAAATCGCACAAGAATCATGTCTTCAAGCATTTTGAAGAACGCGTTAAAATATACAAAAAAGAAAAGTTTGATTACAAGATCGTGTCGATGGACCTGCACGGACATTAAAAGATAAATATGTTAGGAGGGCTGCTATGTCTGACTTAGTACCCGCAACCCCATTTGATGGGATCGTTAGAGTTGTCAAACTTTTAAACGGCGACGAACTATTAGGAGTAGTTCGTGATGTGGATTCCAACAATATACAATTAATCTTACCCGCCAAGCTGGAGACATCATATTCAAAAGACAATAACAACAATGTCATAGAATATATCAAACTGACAAACTATGCGGCAAACATCAAAAATTATGAAATGGTGATTCTCCGCAGTGCTATATTGTACATAGCAGCCCCAACAGATGAACTGGAAAAGATGTATCAAACATTCTTTTACACCATGAAGACAGACCCAAATTCCATATTGAATGGAACTGCCAATGAAATTGGTGTTGACCCTGAAGCCGGATTGCAAATGTTGAATGAATTGTTCAACAATGAGGATTTTGTTGATTTTGTCAACAATTTGATTGAAAGTTTTGAAAATGAAAATTTGTTCTCAGAAATAGATGAAGACGACGTAGAAGTAAATGATGAAAGCGATTTATTCCTTCCAGAAGCCTCTATAAGCGATTCGGAGGAAGAAAAGGCTCCGAAGCCACCAAAGAAAAAGAAACGCAAGGCAGTCAAACCTGAGCCAAAGAACATGCCTTTTAATCCAGACGGCAACCCCAATTCAGCTGAATCCTGGTCTGATGACCCGAGAGACTATCTTTAATTGCTGTCGTATAGATTTTCTGGTGCATCTGGGCAGAAATCATAATACGAATATTTAAACTGGCAAGATGCTTTTTGAAGCAAGGCATCTGCGCTATCCACTTGAAAAATTAAACCGCTTAATTTTGTGGGAACAATATAGTAAAATCTAACATTAAGTGCTGGACATTGGGTAGTTGGATCATATAAAGAAAGAGTTGCCTGATAATGCCAGTCTTGGTAATCAAGATTGTTTTCGGTATCATTTTCAATGTTTGCCAAATTTCTCATCCAAGAATAAATGCTTTTCCAGTTTTCCAGATTTGAATCAACTATAAATTCTACATTTAAGGTTTCATAATTGAATTGCATTGTTGGAACCGGAACAGTCGTGCCCATGGTCGTTGGCTGGTTTACGTCTGGCACGGTACAACCGGGCAAGTTTGCTTTCTGGCAATTTAATTCAAATTGCTTGGTTCCTCTACCAAAAAATAAAGTAAAATAACTGTTGTATAGAGGATTGAGATTTGGAATGCAGCTCATAAAAATATTTATGGTAAAACAAAAACCTCCCCAGTTATGGGGAGGTTTTCGAAGTGTTAGACTACGCTATATTAGGGGTTACCGTGGAGGCTGGTAACGCTTGTTAGACGGTAGTATTGGTTCAATCCTTGGCTCAAGGTATCGGCGTCTGGTTGACCGGTTGTGGTGTTGATAACATATGGGTTAGCAACTACACCATAACGAGTCTTGAAGGCAATACGTGGTTGGAAAGTATTGGGATCAACTGCACGTACCATTTGTAGCGGAACGTATGGGCAGTAGAACAATCCTGCATCGTATGGCGATTCACCCTTATAGCCTGCAACGAAGAAGTTTACTCCGAGTGGGCTGTAAGGATCAATGTAGACACGAATCTTGCCGGCAAGAACACCTGCAAAGGTGCTTTGGGTATCGTCGGCATTGATTTGTGGTGCGATGGCTGGGCTCAAGCTGAAGAATCCAGACATTGCAAGAGCTGCAGCGGTATCGCTGTCGCAGATGATAAAGTTGCCCTTACCACGGCGAGTTTCCTTGGCAATTGCGTTGCACTCACGTTCAATTTGGAAAGCAAGTCCACGGAATCTTTCGGCAGACCAACGACCGTCTGAATCCGTATCCAGATCATATGAGCCTCTATTTGTAATATCTGGTTGTTGTGAACCGGGTCTTGAAACAAAATAGATGGTTCTGACGATCTCGCGGTTGATTTCAGCAAGAATTTCTGTGCTGAGGAGATTGGCGAGTTCGGCTTCTGCATCTAGACCGTGAACAGCCTTGAGGTCTTGAGCCAATTCTACGGTGTAGTTGCTGGACAGAGCACGTGTACGGGCTTGTACGGCAACACGGTCTATAGAGAAGGCCATTTGGTTCCAGGTACCATAATAGTTACCGGTATTTGGTCCGTAGAAACCAGAAGCTCCTAGAAGAGTGTTATTTCCAATACCTTCACCGTTAGCAGTGAGGATACCGCGCAAACGACCAACTGTTGTAGCAGTACCGGTCAAACCACCGTTCCAGTCATATCCAGAAGACAGACCCTTGCTGGCTTTGAAGTTGGCTTCAAGTGTCCAACCGCAAGCGCCATATGCGGCTTGTGGTTCTTGGAACATGGCTTCGACATAGTTTCCGTTTCCATAGGTTGTACCGCTTCCAGCGAATTGGTAGTTGGAACGCATGGCAAAGATGAGGCCGGTTGGAGCAGTCATTGGCTGAACGCCGCAGATGTCATAGGCCATCAAGTTTGGCATGGAACGACGGATCAACGAGATAAGAACTGGATCATAACCAGAAACTGCACCTTGGTTGTAACCAGGGGCAGATGCTGGGCCACCGAGGTTGGCGTTGCCGCTCATATCTTCGATGAGGTGTTGTTGACGAAGGGCTTGCTCTTGGTTCTCTAATAGAACGGCGGTGACCTTCTTGCGGTAATCGTCTTGAATAGCGGGAAGAGCCTCATGGTTGAGGACTGGATCCCACTTTTCAGTTAGGACGTCGTAGGGGGTGTTATCTTGAAAGTTCATTTGAGTTATTTTCTCCTAATTGAGTTAAAATTATTTAGTAAAAGTGAATTTTTAGACCTTTTTATTAAGTCTAGCGATTGCACCAGCGTAGCCTTCCACTAAGGTTGTGGGGGTTTGCTTTACTGGGGCAAACGATTGTTCGGGTTCAATGTGACGGGTTGTAGCAGGACGTGAAGTCAAGTAATTTTCACGGATTGCAACCAACTTTTCACGATACTCGTCTGGATTGGCAAAGTTGACGTTTTCCATCAAGTTTTGCAACTTGGCGACTTGAGTATCGGCAAGATCTCGGGTTTCAGCAACAAAGATGCCTGCACATTCAGTCAAAGAAATTTCTTTCTTTAGATCCATATTGTTCTTAAAGGATTCATTGAGTTTGGTTTCAAGATCTCGATTTTGAGCATAGAGTTCATCGAGAACATTGTATTTCTCAGAAGGAACGTCAATGTAGTGATTCTCAAAAAGATTCTTGAGACCTGAGATAAAGTTCTCTGCAATTTGGGTCTTGATGCCTTGTTCAACTGCAACTGCATTGTCGGTCATCCATTCTTCGACAACATAGTCCAGATAATCATCGACCTTTTCGACCAATGACTCTGTAACATTGTCAAGATATTGTTTGACATTGGCATCAACGTTTTCTACAATTGCTGCAACTTCGTGCTCAACTCTGTCGGTGACAGCGGCTTCGAATACGGCTTCAATCTGGGATACAAGCGATGGATCGACATCTTCACCCAATAAGGTCATTAATGCGTTTTGGAATTGCATTTTTACTTCTTCGGTTGTTTCATATGGCATGCTTGTTGGGGTTGGGGGTACCATTGAACCGGAAGCTTCTTCCTCTTCTTCGTCTTCTTCCTCTTCTTCAGCACCTGTGGTCTGAGAAGCCATTGCCATTGTTGGGGTTGCAGCTGGAGGAGCCATCATTACGGGTTGTGAGATCATGGAACCACGGCCTTGTTGGTCAAATTCGCCCTTGCCAGTGGCATCCATTGCGTAGCTGCCGAGGCCCATGGCCTGTGCGGCTGCTTCAGAAATAGTTGCTTTTTTGTTGTTTTTCATGTTAAAGGAATCCTTGTAAAATATTTAGTAATTGGTAATATTATCTTATGGAAT